TAACGAAGATAGGAAATTATAATGGTTCCGGCCAAGTTAAAAATTTTTAAAAACTTTTTATATTTAGCTTGGAAACATTTACAATTACCGCCACCCACAAAAATTCAGTACCAAATGGCGGACTATTTACAATATGGTCCTAAGCGTTCTTGTATTCAAGCTTTTAGAGGTGCAGGTAAATCCTGGATTACTTCAGCATTTGCTTGTTGGAATTGGTTAATGGATCCTCAAAAAAATATTTTAGTTGTCTCTGCGTCTAAAACTAGAGCAGATGACTTCTCAACGTTTACTCAAAGATTAATTCATGAGCTGCCTATATTAGAGCATTTAAAAGCAAGAGAAGATCAAAGGTCAAGTAAAGTATCATTTGATGTTGGTCCTGCTAGAGCATCACATGCACCTAGTTGTAAATCAATGGGTATTACCAGTCAACTTACAGGTTCTAGAGCAGATTTAATTATTGCTGATGACGTTGAGTCAGCTAACAACTCTCAAACACAATTAATGAGAGATAGACTATCAGAAACAATTAAAGAATTTGACTCAATCATTAAACCTGAAATTGGTAGAATTGTATTCTTAGGAACACCACAAACAGAATTATCTATTTATAATCAGTTAGAAGAAAGAGGATTTAAAACTCAAATATGGCCTGCCAGGTTTCCACAAAGTAAAGCTTTGTTAAACTATGGTCATAAGTTAGCTGCAGAAATTTTAAAAGAAAAAGATAAGTTTAAACCTGGTCAAGCTTTAGATCCAGATAGATTTGATGATGTAGATTTAATGGAAAGAGAAGCGTCTTATGGACGTTCAGGATTTTCATTACAATTTATGTTAGATACAACTTTATCTGATGTAAATAAATATCCACTTAAACTTAATGACTTAATTATTATGTCAGGAGTTTCATCTTGGAAAGAAGCTCCGGGTAAAATACAATGGGCAAATAGCTTAGATCAAATAAAAGCCTTAGATCCAGAAATACCTAATGTTGGATTAAAAGGTGATTACTATGTAGCACCAATGCATGTATCAAGTGATTACTTTCCTTTTCAAGGAGCAGTTATGTCAATCGATCCAGCAGGTAGAGGCGCAGATAGAACAGCTTATGCTATTGTAAAGATGTTAAATGGTATTTTATATTTAACTGATATTGGCTCTTTAGAAGGCGGTTATGAAGAAAAGACTTTAGTAGATTTAGCAAACGCAGCTAAAGCTCAAAATGTGTCTTATGTCACTATTGAAAGTAACTTTGGTGATGGAATGTTTAACAGATTATTAGAACCAATATTAGCACGTATTCATCCGTGTACTATTGAAGAAACTAGAAGTTCAGTTCAAAAAGAAAAAAGAATTATAGATACTTTAGAACCAGTATTTAACTCACATAGACTTGTAGTTGACCAAGAGTTAATTAGAAAAGACTACGAGCTCGATATGCAGCATCAACTATTCTATCAAATGAGTAGATTGACTAGAGATCGATCGTGTTTAAAACATGATGACTTAATAGACGTATTAGCTATGGCTGTGGCGTATTGGACCAATTATTTAGGCCAAGATGTTATACTAGCAGAAAGAGCAGCTAAGAATGAAAGATTATCTATAGAATTAGATCGATTTATGGAACATGCAGTCGGCAAGAAATCAGCTAAGACATCTTGGATATAATAGCCTTTAATGGCTCATAGATGGGCCCAGATTGACGACAAACACCAGACGCTATTAAACCTATACATAAGTGGATTAGATGCTGTATGGAGCTCTAATTAATAGGTACACGTATCGGTATGGTGCCCTGGGGGTCAGATACTAAGTATACTATAAGTCTAACTATAAGTAACCTAAAGGAACTATGAATAATACTAAGATTACATTACCTACATCAACTATTATAGGGTATCAAACTATAGAGTTTATACAACTAGATACAATATTATCAAAGGATGTGGGTGACCAATTAGGCAGCTATGTGGCAGGACCACCAGCTATTATATACTTAGATAAGACTATCATAGAACAAGGAGGACCAGTAGCTTTAAACTTAGTGATGCATGAGCTCAATCATCATGTGGAGTATGCTTGTTCTTTAGATGATGCAGAAGAGGAACTTAGAGTTACAGCTTATGCTAACTTATGGACTGAGATATGGACCAGAAGTAATCTTAAGGATTGGTTACTAGCTCAACTAAGCGTCAAGCTTTGTAAGTGTAAGTAGCAAATATTTGGTAAAAAAATGTGAGAGGGCTATCGATACCCGCCACCCGGGCGTTACCCCGCTTAACTTTTGGGCGCACGCCTGGCTCTTTTTTTCTCACGTGGTCACACGTTTGGTGACTTTATCTCTCTTCTTTTCAATCCTGGCCTGGTTTAACAACGGATTGAAACTCCATTGCTCTTTATTTTGTGGGTTGGGTGCCAGGTTTCGTTGTTTCTTTTCTTTTCTTCTTCTTTTCTCGTATGGTGTTTTCTGTTTTTTTGAACTCAAAGAACTTAAAGAGAACTCAAAGAACTTCAAAAGAACTCAAAGCTCACTCTATATCAACTCAAATCAATTCACTTCATATCTCTTCAAATCAATTCAATCTCACTTCAAATCAATTTCAAATGAACTTCAAGTCCAATTCAAATCAATTCAAATATTCACAATTATTCACAAATATTCACTTTTATTCTACAAAGCTTAAAATCAATCAAATCCAGTAAAAGCTCAAAATCAATCAAAACTGACAAAAACGGAGCTCCACAGGAGGACACATATCAACATTTTAGATTGTTTGTGGTGTAGACCTTAGGCCTATTTTGAGCCATTTCTCATATATTCTTAATTACTCTTTATAATGATTATGAAGTACAGGGCGTGACAATAGTGCTCAATATTAATTGCGTACTTTAATATTCACTTGTGTATTAAATGCATTATCGAAACAATAAAGGAGCAAAATGAGTAAAACACAAATAGACAAGAAAAGCCTTTACTTTGAAGAGCAAGGCAACAAAACAATCTATTATAGTTATAATACGATAGTGGCTATTAAGACGCCAGTTGACACTTATGTATCTGAAAATGTTTGGAGTGTGACAACAGGCAAACACCTTAACAAAATCGAAGAAATAACTGGAAGCGATAGAGAATATAGAATGAAGCACAAAGATTTTAAAGATTTGTGCACAAAAAATAATATCTACAATTTATAGGAGGGCAAATGAGAATATTAGCATGTTTAAGTTTTATGATTATTTCAATAACTGGCTTTGTAATTGGTCTAATACTTAATGACCATTTACTAATGACTTTGTCGTGGGTGAGCTCAGTGGGCTTCTTTATATTCACGATACTGGACGCTTTAGGAATAATAGACCCAGATTTTTAAATGAGACTTGAAGCGCATTTTTAGTGCGCTTTGAGATTTATTTAAAATGAATAAATCAGAAAAGGAGCAAAATGAACAAACTAAGAAAAGAATATTTACGAGTTAAAAAAGAATATTTTAAAGTTGTAAATATTAAAAAGTTAGAAAAGCAAGTTGCTTTGGACTTTGTTAAACAAAAGACTTCATGGGAAAATTATATGAATTTTTCTTTATGTGATTTTGTAGACAATAAAGTTCTTAAATCAAAATATATTCAAAATTTACCAGACCAAGATGTAGACCAAATAACTGAGATTTTGAATAATGAGTTCTATTTTAATCAAGGCGAAATTGAAGATGTAATCAAGAAAGGTTTAAGATCATGAACTTATTAATTCGTAAATTTTTATATAATTTTCACATGCTATTTGTTGACGAGCATGAAATTGAAAAAAGAGTAAAGTTAATAGTTAAGTACGATCCTTTAAATGTTTTAAAATAAGGTTCAGAATTATATCAAGAATGGCCTTAGGTTGTATATAGCTTAAGGCCATTTTTTTTTACTTACAATATACCTTAAACAAACTCAATCCAGGCTAATTTCAAACCAGTACCAGTATACCTTAAGCAAAATCAATACCTGTCCAGGCGTGACAATATGGCGGGCTAATTAGGGACACATATAGGTTCTTTTAATCTTTTCATTAGTGTATTAATTACCTTATGGCAAATGATACACTTATAAAAGTTATTAAAACTATAAATAATATAAACACTAAAACGGAGGCAAAACGTATGAGTGATAACCATATCAAAACCGTTGAGCTGAATAAAGTTAGTAATCGAATTGATAAAGGATTACTTAAATACAGGTTCTTTGGTCATACAATCAATAAGGAAGAGTTTAAGTTTAACGTAAAAGCATACAATTATAAAGATGCTATAGGTGACTTATTCAAAATGTTTAATCCAAATTATATTTGGCTTTTAAACTGTGAAATGCCTGGAAGACATACTCACATGAATTATCATGCAGGCAAAACTCATTCTATTGATTTAACTAAATACA